CAGTAAGTTATTTTGTAGGTGCGACATTAAACACGGATTACGTTACCTACGACACTTTCACGAACACGCTAACAACTTACACCGACTTGGCGCAGTTAGCACCGCAAATCAAAGTAAACGAGTTCGTGGCGGGTATTTTAAAGCAATTTAACTTAACGTGTTTTTGTACGGGGTTAATTAACGGAACTTTTAATTACACTATTATTCCTTTAGCTGATTGGTACGCTTCAGGAGCAGTTATAGATATAACTGAGTTCACGGATAAAACCGAAATAGGAATAGACCGAGTAAAACTTTACAAAAAAATAGGATTCGCATTCCAAGAATCTAACTCGTTAATGAATAAAGCGTTTTACAATCAAGGCTTAAAGGAATACGGAAACACGGAATATCAATATCCGTACGATGGCGGAGAGTTTAGTATTCAAGTACCTTTTGAGAACTTATTATTCAATCAATTTTACCACGCCGGAAGTCCTACTGGTTTACAAGTAGGTTATTCGTTAAATGAATCGTTTAGTCCGTACATACCAAAGCCGTGTTTACTTTACAAGTTTGGTGGTATTAATTTAACCGACCATATCGTTTACACTGACGGAGCAACGAACGTTAGTAACCACGATTATATGATGTTCGGACAAGACCTAACTGATAACGGAATAGATTATTCATTGAATTTTGCTCCTGAAACAAGTTCGTACTGGTTAGCACCTATTCAACAATCAATATTTGCAACGTATTATTTTCCTTACTTAGCTAATCTTTTTAACCCTAAGAACAGGCTAACAACGATTAAGGCGAACTTACCCGTTTCGATTTTGACAACATTACAGCTAAACGATAGGATAATCATTCGAGATAAGCGTTACATCATAAACGAATTTAAAACGAATCTTGTAAGCGGTGAAACCACGTTCCAATTATTGAACGATTTTATGCCGCTTTTTCCTGAAAGGATAATCAACACAAACACGAGTCAAGATGGTATAAGCGTTCCAATTACTTTACCGCAATTAGCAAATAGAGTAGAGTTTTCGTGCGACAATCCCGATGTTATTTTACCCGACCCAATAATTGAAAGCCAAACGGTAACATTTATTTTACCACGAGCAAAAGAACCTGATGTAATTACAATTAACGTAAATTTTGATTTTACAAACGGACTTACGCAAGTGCAACCAATAATAATAATTAGACAATGAGTTATATTAATCAAATAGTTCAACTACTTCAGCTATCGGAATTTATAGCCGAACACGAATATATTGAAATCGCAAAAGGAAAATACAAATTACATTCGGACATTAAAGGAACGTACAATCAGGCGAAACGTGAGTTAAAAGTAAAAAGAATAACCAATGGCAGAAACTAAACAAATCAATCTCGAAATAAATAGCAACGCAGTCCCGTTAAAACGTCAACTTAAAGAAGCTACCGTTGAACTACAAAAGATGGCTGACCAATTCGGGATGAACTCGAAACAGGCACAAGAGGCGGCAAAGAAAGTCGCTATGTTAAAGGATAAAATCGGAGATGCTAAAATGATGTCGGACGCATTTAACCCCGACAAAAAGTTTCAAGCGTTAAGCGGTGCATTAAGTGGTGTATCGGGTGGATTTTCAGCGGTTACTGGTGCTATGGGTTTAATGGGAGTTGAATCCGAAAAGGTACAACAAATGATGCTAAAGGTACAAAGTGCTATGGCATTATCTCAAGGAATAAGCGCAATCACTCAGGCGAAAGACCAATTTAAAGTACTTGGAATAATGATTGGTAATGTTACTCAATCGTTATTTAAAAAGAATGCGGCAACGGCTGTTTCAACGGCATTAGACACGGCAGACACGGCTGCAACTGAAGCACAGGCGGTCGCAACTTCACAACTCGCAACGGCACAAACAGGAGCGGCAGTAGCCACAGGAGTAGGAACTAATGCGATGAAACTATTTAGAATTGCGTTGATTTCTACGGGTATCGGTGCGATAGTAGTAGGTATTGGGTTACTTATAGCCAACTTTGACAAATTAGCTGCTGGGGTAATGTGGGCGCGTGAAAAGTTTGAGAAACTTGGAACCGGCGCAAAGATATTAATATCGGTTATGTTTCCGATTATAGGTATTATCTACGGAACGATTAAAGCGTTAGAATACTTTGGGGTGGTTGACGATGTGCAAACGGCAAAAGCTAAAAAGAATGCTCAAGAACATACCGAAGCGGTGGTAAAGGCTGCGGATAAAAGAGCCAATGCAATTAAAAAAGAACAAGCGCAGAATGACGCTAAAGCACAACGTCAAATCGACTTAGCAAAAGCCGAAGGAAAAGCGACCTACGAAATGGAACTATCTAAAGCGAAATCACACCTTGCCAGTGGTAGAGTATTCCTTGAAGTTCAAAAGTCCAAAATGAAAGCCATAAAAGCAGAAATGCAATTGCTTATGGAATCCGAAGACCAAGATTCCGATAGGTATAAATCGTTAAAAAAACGAATGAAAGAAGTCCAAAAGATAATGGACGAAACCTACAAAGACAATGTGGATACAAAACACGCCATTGAAGTAATGGAAGCGGAACACCGCAAAGAAATGGCGGATAAAAATAAAGAAGCATTCGACAAAATCAAGCAAATAAGTGATGCGAAACGAAAGGAGTACATTGACGCAATCAAGAAGCAATACGAAGACCAATTAAAACTGGAGGAAGAATTAGAAAATCAAAAGTTAGCGTTAATGGAAGACGGAATAGAAAAGGAAAAAGCCGTAAGACAAGACGCATATAACGACTACCGAGACAACTTCCTGAAAGAACGAATGGCAGACGAACAAGCCGCCTTAGATAAACAATACCAAAGCGGTAAGATAAGCCGTGCGCAATACAATAAAGCAATAGAAGAACTTCGTTTAACTGCTGAATCTAAATTAACCGAGCAAGAACGTCAAATACTCATAAATGCTAAAGACATTTTAAACAAAGATTTGTTAGCAATAGACGAAAAGTATCAAGAAGAAGTAAAAAAACGCACTATAGATTTTCAGGAATGGGTTAAACAACAACAACAAAAAGAACACGAAGAATTTTTAAACCAAGTTGATGTTCTTGCTGAAGAAAACTATCAAGCATCTTTAACGGAGCAAAAACGTGAACTATATTTAATCGAGGAGAAGTATGCTGAAATGGAGCGAATGGCTGAAGCAGGAAGTCAAGAAGAAAAGATAATAACGGAAGCCAAACGTAGAGAAATTGCCGATATAAACAAGAAGTACGATGAAGAAGAAGCCAAATCGAAAAAGGAACAAATCAATAAATACTTAGATTTAGCGAAAGGGCAGTTTCAAATGTTAGGCAATTTAGCCGTATCGTTTAACTTCAAATCAAAAGATGCGCAACGTAAAGCGTTCAACGTAAAAAAAGGAGCAGATATAGCAAGTGCAACAATAGATACCTACAAAGCGGCAAACGAAGCGTATGCGTCAATGGCTGCTATCCCTGTAACTGGTCCTGTATTGGGTGGAATTGCTGCGGCTATGGCAGTTGCTGCTGGTTTATTGAATGTTAAAAAAATTGCATCTCAAAAGTTCGAAGGCGGTGGTTCGGGAAGTGGTGGAGGTGGTGGTGGTTCAGTTGGTGGAATGTCATTAGGTGCGGGAAGTCAAGCACCAAGTTTTAACGTGGTAGGTAATAATGGATTGAATCAACTTTCGCAACTTCAACAACAACCTACCCAAGCCTATGTAGTGAGCGGACAAGTTACAACGGCGCAAAGTTTGGATAGGAATAGAATACAAAACGCAACACTTTAAGAATAATTAAATTAAATAGTTATGAGAATCATCGAATTAATCATAGACGAACAAGACGAGCAAAGCGGAATAGATGCGGTTAGCGTGGTTCATTCTCCAGCAATCGAAGAAAACTTTATTGCCTTAAATAAACACGAAATCGAACTAAAAGAAGTTGACACCGAAAAGCGAATTTTAATGGGTGCGGCTTTGATTCCTAACAAACAAATATACCGCAGAAACTCAAAGAACGAAGAATACTATATTTACTTTAGTCCGGACACGATACGCAAAGCAAGTGAATTGTTTTTAATGCGTTCAAACCAAAACAACGCTACTTACGAACACGATAAAAAGTTAACAGGATTAAGCGTAGTTGAATCGTGGATAATCGAAGACGAACAAAAAGACAAATCTAAACTTTACGGATTCGACCTACCAAAAGGAACGTGGATGATTTCAATGAAAGTAAACAACGATGAAGTTTGGAACGATGTTAAAGAAGGCAAAGTTAAAGGTTTCTCAATCGAAGGTTACTTTGCGGATAAATTCGAAATGAGCGCAGAAGAAGACGAAGCTACCGAAGTAATAAATGAGTTAAAAAGGTTGTTAGGCATCGAATTAGAATCTTACACGGACTATCCTAAACAAGCAACTGAGAACGCTAAAACCGCTTTGAGATACGCAGAAGAAAACGGGTGGGGAGATTGCGGAACTGATGTAGGCAAACAACGTGCAAATCAATTAGCAAAAGGAGAACCGATAAGCGAAGACACCATAGCACGAATGGCAAGTTTTGAACGACACCGACAAAATTCACAAAAAGAATTAGGAGACGGGTGCGGTCGTTTAATGTGGTTAGCTTGGGGTGGAGACGAAGGTATAGAATGGGCGCAACGTAAACTTGAAAGCATAAAAAATGGCAAAGCAAACTAACGTAAAAGTTCACGTTCAAAAACCAAAGGTAAAGCGACCAAACGTACACGCAAAATCCAAGTCAAGTAAACTAAAGAGTTCAAAGAATTACATTAAACTAAATAGAGGTCAAGGATGAGTAACGAAGAAAAGCGAAGTAGTCCACGAGGTGGTAAACGTGGTTGCTTATGTAAAGACGGAACATATAACCGAAAATGTTGTAACGGAGATTTACAAAATCAAGGAATAGGAAACACCTACCAACAAACTCAAGGCAGCCAAATAACAAACCAAAATACCACGCACTCAACTACTAATAACGGGACGGGCGGAAACTAAAAATGCAACAAACAAAAATTAAATAAGTTATTAAATAAAAACAATATGAAGAATACCACACTATTAGAAAAAATCAAAGCGTTACTTTCTCAGGAAGTAAAATTAGAACAAATGATGATGGCTGACGGAGTTACTAAAATCGAAGCCGATTCTTTTGAAACAGGAAAAGAAGTTTTCGTTGTAACTGAAGACGAACAAAAGATAGCCGTTCCGGTTGGAGAATACGAATTAGAAGACGGACGCATTTTGGTTATCGTTGAAGAAGGAATCATCTCGGAAGTTAAAGAGGTAAAAGAAGAAGAAGAAATGCCTGAAGCACCTGCCGAAGAAGTACCTACTGAAGCTAAAGACCAAGAAATGAGCGAACCTGTATCATCTCCTAAGAAAACTATTGAATCAATAGTTAAAGAAACATTCTTTAGTGAAATGGAAAACTTGAAAAAAGAAAATGAAGCGTTAAAAGAAGAATTGGCTAAACTATCGAAAGTTGACGAAGTCGTAGAAGAAAAGACCGAACTTTCCGAAGAACCTACACCAATAGCATTTAACCCTGAAAACGAAGCTAAAACCGAGTTCACTAAAATCGGTAAAAAAGCACCAAAAGGAATAATGGATTCCATCTTAAATAAAATGTATAATTAATAAAAGAAAAATAAAATGCCAACAACAACTAACATTACAACTTCTTACGCTGGTCAATGGGCAGGTAAGTACGTTTCTGCTGCTCTTTTGAGCGCACCAACAATCGAAGGTGGCGGTGTTACCGTTATGCCTAACGTAAAGTACAAAGCAGTTATTCAACGATTGGATACGAACGCAATTTTAGCTGATGCTACTTGCGATTTTACTCCTACTTCTACCGTTGATTTAACTGAGCGAGTTCTTCAAGTAAAAGACCTTCAAGTAAACCTTACTTTTTGTAAATCTCAATTTCACTCAACTTGGCAATCAATCGAAATGGGTTATTCTTCTTTCGACACTTTGCCTAAATCTTTCGCAGATTACCTAATCGCTTACGCTGCTGAAAAAGTTGCTGCTGCTAACGAGGTATCTATTTGGCAAGGTTCTAACTCTAACTCAGGACAATTTGACGGACTTTACACAACTGCTTTGGCTGACCCTAACTTACCCGCTGCTCAATTAGTACCTTCAACTGCTATTACTCCAGCTAACGTAATCGGAGAATTACAAGCGGTTTACGATGCTATTCCTGCTGCACTTTACGGAAAGCCTGATTTAAAAATCTACGTATCACAAAACGTGGCTAAGGCTTACGTTGCTGCATTGGGTGGTTTCGCAGTTGCTGCTACTTCAAATTCAGGTGTTAACGCACAAGGTACAATGTGGTACAACAACGGAGCGTTGACTTTCAACGGGTTGCCTATCTTTATGGCTAACGGACTTCCAGTTGATTCAATGATGGTAGCGACTACATCTAACCTTTACTTCGGTTGTTCTTTGTTGAGCGACACGCAAGAAGTACGAGTGATTGATACTTCAGCTACTTTAGGAGATGATAACGTGCGTGTAGTTATGCGAATGGCTGCGGGTGCAACTTACGGAGTTATTGAAGACATCGTAATTTACGGATAATCAACCTAACCAAAATATAACGGGGTGGTGGATAAAACTGCCACCCTTTTTTTGTAAAACATTAAAAAAATAAAATAAAATGAGCTGCGATATTTCACACGGAAGACAAGAACCTTGTAAAGACGTAGTAGGTGGGTTAAGAAACATCTACTTCATTAACTACGGGGACTTTGACGGAACAACAGACGTTACTTACGATACTGCGGTAGGTTACGAAGACGTAATTACTGCGATTGGCGGTAACATCAACAACATTTATAAATATGAATTGAAAGGAACTAA